TCCGAATTTGACTTTATATCTATTAGGTATTTATAAAAAAAGGGATGCCTAAGCATCCCTGTCACTATTATATCATACCTGTGGTTTGAATAATTTATTTTTCACCAACTCATAGACAACATCATCAATACTATTATCTGTACTAGAAACATACTTTTTGAGTAATTCTAAAACTAAATTTTTAACTGCTGGATGTGTAGCAATAGAAATTAAAAGTGGTTTAACCACCGACACTACTGCGCCCATGAGTAATCTCCTAACTGGATACAAATTTATTTATCCCATCCCTTTCTTTTTGCTGACTCTTAATAGCTTTCTTAATATAATGTTTATTCTTTTTTGTATCCTTATCATCTAAAGGTTTATCAGGAATATCAGGCATCACCTCAACGGTGGATGCCTCATTTACTTTTTTCCTTTTGATTTGGCAATGATAGCAGTTACTTTCTTACGGCGAGCATGTAAATACTTGTCGGACTTATCATGGTCACCGTCATTATCAATGTCCTTATCTTCTTTACCAACGGGATCGAGCTTCTCACCAATCACCTTAAACTTAGAACCATCCATCTCACCAAGTTTTTCCAATCTCTCACCAACTTCAGACCAAAGTTGATTAGCACCATCTACATCATAATCTTCTTTCTTGCCCTTTGCTTTCCAAGCAGTAGCGTAAGCAATACCTTTTTCTTTTTTGGTTAGTTCACCATCCTTTGAATAACCTTTCTTAATATGCTTGACCATACGCTCATACTTAGCACCTGGAGGTGCTTTCTCATCAAGCATTAATTCACCAATTGGTTCGTAACCAGCTTTCACACACTTATCTTTGCCGTTTTCAGTGCCAGCATACTTGTAACCTTTCCAGCAAGCTTTGCCGTCAGCACCTTGTTCCTTACCTTCAGCATTCTTTTTCTCAAAAATATAGTGAATACCTTCAACAACAATATTAAATGATTCTTTCATTTTTTCTTTCTTCTCTTCAGCTTTATTTTCCTTATGCTTCTTCTCGCCCTTTTCTTCTTTTTCAACTTCTTCTTTAGCAACTACATTAGTGTACTTAATAGTAGCGCCATGTGATTGCTTGATACCAGAACCTGTTTTTAAATCGTTGTTAAGAACTACAGCAGGATCAGCGGCATGAGCATTTGCTTTAGGATCTTTCTTTTCAGTCGAATCTGCTTTAGCAGGTGCTTCGATGGTAGGAATACCAGAAGCTTCATTTAGATATGATGTAACTGAATTGATCAATGATTTAGAAAAATCATCATTGTGACGAATTTGTGTCGTTGGTGCTTGTCTTTCCATTAGTAAAAAATGTATGCTTCTTTTCTATATTTATAGTTTCAGACATGTTAACTTCTCTAATATCCTTTACCCAAGCACGAAACATCTTTCCATCTTCAGTGATAGCAATCACATAGTTGGTTCCAGATCTGTGAATACGTCCTTTTTCTCCAGTAAGAGATGACATAACATAATCACCTTCAACAAAAACATCTTTAGCACGATACTGTTGGCGTAATGCTTCTTCTCTAAGTTTTTTAAAATCTTTCATTTGATCCCCAGACCGTCTCGTACTTCTTTCATCAATTTCATCATCTCAGTATCGTTCAATGTGTTTGGTATACCTTTACGAAACTCAGCAACGTTAGCATTAGATGCTGCTTCTCTCATTTTACTTGCTGACATACCAGTAGCGCCATCAGCATCTGGATCACGTTCACCAGCAGATTTAACTTCGAGAGATCTAAATGTGTATTCGGTTCCGTTGTATTTTTGTATCAAAGCATCCATTTCAGATACTCTGTCACTACCAACTACTAGAACTAAATCAGCATATTCACCTTGTAAACTTTGTAAAACTTTGATAATAGTTTTCAGTTCGTCGTTCAACATAATATGATCCTTGTGAGTTGGAAACATCTTTTTCATGTATCCAACTTTCTGCTCAGCAGATAAAGGATTTTTTTTCTTATCTTTAGTATGACTGGTGTAGATTTTGTAATCATCTGTTCCAGCAGTTCTTGCCACAGCACCAATCAGTTTTTCATGACCGATGGTAGGAGGATTGAAACGACCGAAAGTTATAACTACTTTCTTAAACATTTTTATTAGTATTTAGTTTCCCTTAACCCAGTTCTTTTGGAGCGTGAAGTTTGCCTGACTGAACTCCAAACGATCTACCAGTTTGGTAGCGTTACCATCTTTAATAGCAACGAATCCTTCAGGAGCAGTCACACGGAATCCATCGTCGGTACGAAGGAAAGTTCTGGTGCTGTCAGCAGAAGCAAGTTTTTTCACAAACATATTCTTAGCGTTTTGAAGAATAACATAAAGGGTAATCGTTGCCTTAAATCCAGCAACATTTTTTTCCACATACTCAATACCATCATAAAGTTTTTTAAGTTTAGCAGCTTTGGTTTTTTCCTGCTTTACTTTGTTAACTTCTTTCATCATGGTGTCATGATAATTTTGTTTGAAATCATCAATAAAACGATTGAGGTTGTTGATTCGTTTACCCTCTCTCACATAGGTATTGAAGTACGTTTTGAGTCTGGTGCCAACACTAAAATTATCTTTTGAATTAATCTGTTCCGAGATTTCATCTAGGAAAGATCCAGAAGAACGGAGAGCAGGCGTAGCAGTCCTTTTCATGTTGCTGAGATTACGGCGTTCAGTTTGAGTAAGAACCATGTTGCTACCTAACGTATCCACCTCAGCACTGATAACAAATACATTAGCAGTGCTTTTAAATTCATTTATGTTGACACCAAAGGTGGCATGAGATTCAGCAATACTAGGTCCAACATAACGAGTATGAAATACTACACCGATCTTGGCACGTTTTGCTTTGTTGTAAGCATCAGTTCCTTTCGGAATAGCATAGGTAATAGTATTGGGTGTGAAGGTTAGGTAATCAACTCCATCAATTTTTTCTTCTTTAGCATCATCAGTAAACAACAGGTCACCTTGGATAATACCACTGATACCAAGTTCGGGAAAATACTTCAATGCTACCTTCAGTTTTTCCACAAGACCAGGAGAGTTGCCGTGGTTTGCTTCAATAAAAGATTCACTGTAATTAATTTTAGCTTCAGTTTTATTGAATACTGATTTAGTACCAACGAAAAACTTTTTGGTTAATGGATCTACACCACAGATTACAGCAGGAGCACCATCCCATTTCGTAGTAATCATGAAATTACTGGAGGGAGTTCCACTAAAGGTTTTAGTAAGAGCATCCAAAAAAGCAAAAGCATCTTTCGCTCCTTCCTGTCCATCAAAAAGGATACTATCTTCTAAGTGTTCTAGGTGAGTGTTCTTGCTCATGATGATGTGATAATAAATTGTCCTTGTCTGTTTTTAGAAACCACATGAGTGACCGCTCTGCCGCCTCTCGGGTATACGGATACTCTAGCACCCCTGATACCATAATCACTACGTACACCCTTGACAGATGGATCAGCAATCTTTTCAGATGCTGCTTTTTTTATAAGCATAAGTAATGGTTCGTATGCTCCTGTCATACGATCACCATTCATATGAATGTGAGCAGACATATTAAGTTTATATCTTGTTCCAAACTTTACTATGGATGGAGTTCCTTGTAAAACTGCAGTACAATTAGATGGTCCTTCCGCTCTACCATACATTTTTCCATAGATAGATTGCATTTCTAAATTACTATCATTTACTTCCATTCCAAATGTAGTTGGTCCCATCTTCGATAAGTCATATAGTTTACCAACACCAACAACTTGTTTCATATAATCAACAAACTCATCCAATTCAGTAAACGTTCCTCTAGGGAAATGTGTCACTCCCCCCCACTGCCCAAAATCAGTAGCATATGTTCCCATCTTATGTGAACACCAAGCAACCTCAACAAGTTTTCTATTTTGTAGCGATACAAATGCTAGATCAGCTTTAACAGTTCCCTCTACTTTATTGACACCAACTATGTTAGAGAAAGTTTTAGTTCCTATTTGTAAATCTATACCAGGAAGATCATTTGCTGTAATAATTTCATGTAACTGACTATTGAATGTATTTAAAAAATCTGCTTCACCTGCTTCGGTAGCTGTGGGATAATTCAAAGTATATGCTGTATCAACGTTGTCAACATAATACTTTAATTGTCCCCAGAAAATATTTCTGGTTTGTCCCTGAAGTGGTTTACCACCAAAATCAACATCCTTTAATATTCGTCCACTGTTAATAGATGTTGATGATGATTTGCTAGTGGATGTATAAAAATTTATTAGGAAAGGAGCATTAGCAAACCGTTGAGGATTGTTTTGAATAGCATTATACACTTGTTGAAGGATGCCATTTTTTCCAGAATAAAAATTTTTAAAACTAGAAAATCTTTTTGGCTCAAATTCTATAAAAACATTACTCTTTCTAAACCTACCATTGATTTCGTCAGGAATACTAATACCAACCATTTTAAAATAAACGTGAACACCATCAGTTGACAAATTAGATTTATCAACCAAGGTAAATGGTTTATCGTTTTTAATTCTATCGTAAACAACTCTCCAATTATTCTCATACCTCTTGGAGAATTCAGACCAAGTTAATCCTTTACCAGATGCCATATGAAAAAACCTCCCCTAATATTTAGGAGAGGCATTAAACGGAAGAGGTGGGATTCGAACCCACGGTGCTCATCACACGGCAGTTTTCAAGACTGCTGCCATCAACCACTCGGCCACCCTTCCAAAGGGGAGTTTCCTCCCAACTATTTAGAGATCATCTTCTGATCTATTTTCTGAATAATAGATATCGAAGCTGCCACCAGGATAACGTTTTTCTAGTTTACGTACATTCTTAGCAAGCACATCATCAAAAGAAACTCCCAGTGCCATACATGCTTGAGCAACGTACCACATAATATCACCTAGTTCGATGATCATATGATCTCGGTTATCTTCATTAAATGGTTTACCTTGAAAGATCATTTTCTTAACGATCTCAAGAAACTCACCACCCTCAGCATTAATACCGACACCAGCAGTAAGAAGTCGTTCAATATTGGCACCCTTACGATCCAACTCAACAAGCCGATCAGACAGGGCAACAAAATCCGTAGAAGCATCTGAAGTAACAGCATCAACAAATTCCTGATACCGTTCAAAATTAATCTGATTTGTCATACATTAAATTACGAATTTAGAAAATTTATCCATCCTTGATTGACGATTAGAAACATCCTCAAGATATTCATATGCTTCATCCTCTTGATCTGTAACAAGGGCAGAACCATCTGAATCATCAACATTATACAGCTTCATCTTTGCTCTGTCAACCCCCACAGTAAAACGTTTGTGATAGGTAGGATCGTTATAACGATTCTTCAATTGTTTAACCATGATTCTACCCGACGCCTCCAATTCTTCTGTCGATATAAGAGCAAACATAAAATCAGCAGTGGCAGGTAAACCAAAGGATTCCGAAGTATCAGTAAGGTCCACGTCACTATTGCCAAAACCACTACGGGTTGTTTGTGTTGCTGACACAATAGGGACATTGTGTTCAACAGCAAGACCACGTAACTCTTCAGCAATAGCTTTAACATATGTGTACGAATTTACAATGTGACCTTTGTATCTAGCGGAAGCACAGATGTTAAGATAATCCACAAAGATAATATCTGGTCGAAAATATTTTTTCAGACTCAGTTCATTGAGCAGGGATTTGAAATGTCCTGTGTGAGCAGATGCTGTCGGGTATTCTTTGATGATAAGTTTACCCTGTGTTTTTCTACCAATCTCATTAATCCTAGAAGTAAATATTGCTTCTGGTAATGTATTAATATCTTTGATATTTACGTTGAGGAGATTAGCATCAATCCTCTCAGCAATCTTTTCCTCTGCCATTTCCAGAGTGATGTATAATACATTCTTCCCCTGGGATAAAGCAGCAGAGGCACAGTGACACATAAACAAAGACTTACCAACACCTGTGCCAGCAAGAGCAATGTTAAGAGTTTTGTTCGGTAGACCGCCTTTTGTAATGGCGTTAAATTTTTCAAGGTCAAATGGGATCTTTTCTTCTTGGAGGTGGTAAAAATCATATCTCTCCTGAACGTTGCCTACGTAATCGTGTCCTACATGTTCGTCGAAAGATACTGCCAGGGCCTCTTGTAAGATTGCTGGGATAGCATCTTTCGATATTTTTTGATTGCCTCCGTCCGCAATTTTGATTGACTCAAGGAGGGCGAGATAGATTGCTCGATCTTTACACCACTTTTCTGTGGTGTCAAGTAACCATTGATGTTCAACATCATTTTCGTTGAACTCTTTAATTGATTTAACAGCGTTAGTATATGTTTCCTCATCTAAATCTTTTCTCGACTGTAAGTTAATAACTAAAACTTCTGCCGTGGGCATCATTTTATATTTACTAGCGAAGTCCCAAACCTCTTCGTAAATAACACGTTCATGGTGTTCAGTAAAATAATCTGGTTTGACAAAAGGAACTACCTTACGGTAGAAATCCTCATTACAAACCAGATTTCTTAAAATAGTGAATTCAATCCTCTCCGTCATCTGCTGCCCCATAAAGAAACTCTTGCTGTGCTTGTTCTTCCAACCTCGCCATTATATCATCAGTAAAATACTTTTCTGGATTCTTAAGAATTTCTTTACCATAAACTTTCTTGCCGTCGATTTCATAACGACCAGCAACATTCTTCCAGATACCAGCCGACTCCCCAAGTTCTAGCAAACCATAATATTTCTCTAGACCACGTTCATCAAAGAACAAACGGGTTTCAATTTTAGAACCTTCTCGGGTTAGACGGGACTTCTTCGCCTCACATTTAATAATGTTTCCGATAAGTTCTGTTCCGTCTTTTTCTTTTTTCTTTCCGAGATAAATGATTGTGCTAGCA